ATGAAATTGCTTTACATGATACTGATACTTATTTTGCTATGGCTGTATAGGAGGGATTACAGATGAAATCATGCAAAAGAGAAATATCAAAAGAAATTTATGATCGAGCTGTAGCCAACGGAGGAATAATTACTGGTGATGATTATAAAAAAGTATTCACACCACAAGAGTATTTAGGCTACGGCGTCTATTCTCAGAGAGTTATCAAAGAAAATGATAAATACTATGCGCAATACGATATTGGTGATACTTGCGACTGAGGTAATCAATAACAATGAATAAACTATTAGAGTATTTGGGAGGATTTATATTATTACTTCTATATATTTTGGCAATTATATGGCTTGGATTTAATATGTTTTGAATTGTTATTGAATTGTTTGCTAATTAGCGAGAAATCGCTTTTTAGATATATCTACCCTGGAAAATAAAATTTTAAGGAGGTTAACCCAACTAAATATACCTCAATCCAGGGTAGAAATAGTATTATGGCGGTTATGGAGGGGGAGAAGAATGACAAGAGAAGAAGCAAAAGAGTTTGCTAATAATATGTCTTACAGAGAAGCAATTTATAATCTTATGCAAGCTAAATCAATTCCATATCGCAAGGCAACATTTATCAAGATTAATGAGTTGTTAAAGGCATTAGAGCAAGAGCCTATTCTTGACAAGATAAGAGCCGATATTGAGGATTTAACATACTATTGTTGTGAAGTTCATCCGAGAACTGTGATTGATGATGTCCTTGGTATTATTGATAAGTACAAAGCGGAAAGTGAGAGTGATGCGTAATGGCAGAGATATGGAAAAGCATACAAGGGTATGAGGGTCTTTATGAAGTAAGCAATTTCGGTAATGTCAGAAGCCTTGATAGAGTTATAAGGTCGAAGCACAACGGTACAACGTTAAGAAAAGGACGAATATTAACTCCGTTTTACGAAGAAAAGAAAGGCTATTATCAAGTGAGCCTATCTAAAAACGGGAAAAATAAAAAACACAGAGTACACCGATTAGTTGCAAGTGCATTTTTGGAAAATCCGCTTGATTATACGGACGTAAACCACAAAGACGAGGATAAGACAAATAACAATGTGGATAATCTTGAATGGTGTACTAGAAAATACAATAACAATTACGGAACTAAGCCAGAGCGCACACGAAAAGCAATGATAGGCAATACCAATGGTAGAAAAGCATGGTTTATTAAGCGAAAAGAGGTAGAAGATGGAAAGAACTAAAGATGGAAAGAAGTTTCTGACTATAGAAGAAGCAACAGCATTGTTACCAGATGGCGAAACTATACACACATTTTATTCAATGGGAATATGCTTAGTTGGTGGCGATTGGGATAAAGCTGATATATTACAGAAACTTGTAGAGGTAGACAAGATTGAACTTGCAGGAGATTCAGCTAGAAGTATAGGGCATGGGTTAGCGGTCTATAAGGATGGGGCAAAATTGAGTGATGTTTTGTTTATCGAAACAGACAAGGATAAAATAGATGCTTTTGACCCTTTGGGAGTAGACGATGGGAATGACGATTGAGAAAGCTATTAGATATTATGAAGATAAAAATGTTGTTCTTACCGAAGAAGAAGCATTAGCCAATACTGTAGCAATAGAAACCATGAAGAAGTATCAGAAGATAGAGAATATCGTGGATGCTTATATAACAGATAACCCAAGAGAGCCTATGTATGATACGGAAGATTATATGCAGAGTATTAGAGAGGTATTAGAAGATGCGACTAATTGATGGGGATAAAATAATATTTCATGAGATAGACGAGATTGGCGGCGAATATGAGCCTTATCTTGGTTGTTCTAAAGATCAAATTTGCAACTTGCCAACAGTAGACGCAATCCCAAAAGCCGACTATGAAACAAGATTAAAGGCTGATTTAAAGGCTATTCTTGTTGAGTTGCAGTTGGAGATACATGAACTTGAAAATCCATACCCAGATGATTTTGACGACCTATTGCCACTAGCACAGCATAATGCTTTTTATGATGCAAAGTCTACAATTGAGGACTTAGTAGATGAGAGAATCAATGCAATAAAGGGAGTAGAAGATGGAAATAACGAATGAGAAATTATCTCAAATAAAAAGGGTATTTAAGTTTGAGTGTGTTTAGAGAGAAAAGCCAAACCTTACTTTAGCTAAGTAAAGTGGTGTGTTTGGTTCTCTCTCAGAAGTAACTTTAGTTGTCCTCTGACTCATGCTTTTTGTTCAGTTTAGCAATAAGTCGATAGTATTCAGCATCGGTTAAGATGTTATCTATCCACATTTGCAAAAGAGCAGCGCTGCAATCAGCATAGGACATGGGTTTAGCTTCTTTAACATCACTCATTAACACATCCTCCTAAGTTGTAATCAAAGATGCTCATTTGACCTTCAAGTTGTTCATTCTTAATAGGTTTGAGCCTGTACCCTAAACGCCTATATTCAGCGTAAACAGGTGCCCATATAAGCTCACACTGTTTCTTTTCGTTAGGGAAGAACTTCTCCAAAGTATCAAGTTCCTCTTGGAGATATAAGGCGAATGGACAGCCTTTGCAACCAGTTCTAACAAAGTTATAAGGTGGATAGTAAATGTCGCAGATTTTAACATTGTAAGTGCTTATAAACCATTCTTCCCAATCCTTAGACATTGGAGCTAAAGGTTGAAAAGCATGAAGTTTATCGCCATGAAAAGCAAGACATTGAGCACCAGCTCTACGACCACCTTCTTCACGCATAACACCGATAATTGCGTAAGGTTTATTGTTTTCCTTTTGCCATTTGTTTATAGGATCTTCTTTAAGCCTTTGACAGCACTTATCTGATATACGCAGATTAAAGTCTTTGTTGAACTGATAGAGTAACACTTTAGGGCAAGTACGGAATAAATCCTTATCTCTTTTATCGGATGCTGTATAGTTCTCTATGCTTTGTGTTTGTCCGTTACGTTGAAAGTTATCTACCCATTTAGCATGTTGCTTGCTTTTGAATGGATAACCTTCCTTTTCAAGCATCTTCTTGATAGGCACTTTAGGAGTTAGAACAATGATTCTATCGTCATGCTTTTGCATATCAAACACGAAATCACGAATCATGTTCAGTTCAATGCCTGTGTTTGCATACAAACGAGGTATTTTGTTGTCTGGTAAAGCTATATCAATAAGCGCTGATAGAACAGTTGAATCCTTGCCACCGCTAAAAGATATTGCAAAGTTATCTTCTCCGTATTGGCTAATTACTTGCTGAATCTTCTGTATGCGGTCTTGTAAGAGAAATTCGTTATCTATCACAGGCTCGTTATCAATGGGCTGTGCGATTAAACCATTATTGGTTAATGTCATCTGTTGGTATTGCATCAGGGAACTCCTTTTCTACAACACGTTGGAATATTTCTGATGTGTGATGCTTAAAGTAGTCCATCAACACATCAATGCTAGTTCCAGCGGAAACAAGAACGTTGTCGAGGTTAATGTCTGTTTTCTGTTCGATACGGATAAAGCCACCATTAGGCTCTTCAATAACCCAATCGACATCGAAGTTGTTCCAGACAAATTCTCGTGTAACTTCTTGAGTTGGCTTTGGTTCTTCGTAATAGGCAAACTTGGCAGGTTTAGCAGCTTCATTCCGATACAGGAGTTTAGCTCTTAGCACCTTGAAATTGTACCCTTTACCTTGTGCAGAGATTTCCTTGGAAACCCTGTTTAAGGACTCTGTAATAGCGTTTGTATAGCGATTATCGAAGTAGTTGAATATTTCGGTTCGCCAATTCTCAACAGTGTCTGCAAAGGCTAAATATTCAGGATAATCAATGATGGTTTCTTTCCAAGCGTCAAAGGCTTGTTCAGCTTCTGAACGTGTATTGGATAGATAAATCTCTCTGAAACTCTCCTTTATTTGATGTGGCTTTGCAAACTTTGGAAACGAATACAACAGGTCTTGTAATCGGCATTGTGCCATGAAATCGAGTTCTTCTGAGTTCTTTAGGAGTAGCCATCTATTACCTTTAACGTGCCTACGTTCCTTGTCAGTAAGCTCAGCAGTGGTTTTCTTACGGATGATATCTAAAGCCTCATTTAGGTGCTTTATAACGTGAAATTTGTCTATGATGATAAATACATCCGGCAACTCAGCTAAGATAGCATCTTTGTAAGGACCCCACATATCAATCGTGACACACTCGATTCGTTCCTTACGGGGCAAATGTTGAAGCCAACGCTTTATAGTGACTGACTTTCTATCCTCGGTCATGTCCAAGATACGTCTATTTTCAACGTCTACGAACATACCTCGATAGATACCATTAAGCATTGTTTCATCCATTCCAAGGATTTTAGGAGCTACTATAACTCGTTTATCTTCCATGATATCAACGTAGTTATTGAATATCTTTTCAACAGTGGGAACAGATACATCTAACTCACGTTTAATGTGGCTAAATGGTACTTTTAAAGCCTGTTCTCGGATATAATCACGCATCCTGTTAGTCATTTTGGCATCTGGTTCAATGGATTCGTATTGATCTACCCAAGACTTACCACAGTCTTTACATCGGTATCGGTGTCCATTAACTACCAATCCAACCATCTTGCCATACTCATTTAAATCTCTGGCTTTGCGTTGATTTATACCATGCTGAATGAAGTTGCTACCATGACACTCAGGACAGTAAAGAGGTCGATTGATTGGTTCTAACTGATAGGTAATGCTACTTCCTACCTCGTTACGTTCCAGAACCTTAAACTCATGTGGTTCAATGTTGTATAACTTATCACTCATTACTCAGTTTTACTCCTTTGTTGTGATAGTTATATTATACCACTAAACACACTGAAAGTTAAATTATTTATAATGGACAAACACACTAAAGTTTATTATCAAACACATAGAAACTTAAATATCCAATAAAAAAAGATATGTGTTTTGATATTTACATGGCCGGCGTTAATATGACCGGAGAATATCAAGGCTGCTGGGTTAGGTTTAAAGATATTGAAAATATTATCGAGAAATATTTAAAGGATTATACACAAGAAAATTAAAGTTAATAAAAAAATAAAGCCTCTGGAATGATCCAGGGGCCTTTTTTTAATTTCGTGGATAGTCTTTTGAATACTTGGCAGCGGCTTCTATAGCCTCGTCACTCCAATCAAGTAATTGTCCGCAGTATGGGCAGCGTTTTGGCTGGTCTACATAATGCCCGCTGCCTCTAATAAATTTTGTATCGCCTATTTTACTGGGCTGTGTCCTACAGCTGGGACACTCGTTCCAAACTGCCGACAAGCTAAAATGATAAATAGGCGCTTTGGCTTGTTCAAATAATTCAAGTTGTCCGTCCATATTTCCTCCTTATGTGTCCTATTATGAGATTGTAGCACCTGTTAAAAAGTGAAACCTATCAAGCATATGCCTAGCTTCTTGATGCAGCTCTTTGTATTCAGGGTATAAATCATTGACTCCCTGGCCTTCATCAGCCGCGTAGTATAATGCGCATTCAAGCTCTGATAATGCGTTAATAATTGTTTTGTTGTAATCTGCTCTCATTTTTTTATTCTCCTTTGATTTAAGTATTATATTGATCGTAACCAAGCCAATCTAAAAGCTGTCTACGGCTATAATTTGTTAGGTCCTCAACCTTATCCCACAATTGAGTAAATGCAATCATAGAATCCGCATAAATATGGCCGTTTTGCTCGTAAAATGGTACACTGTGCAGCTCTAACATTTTTGCTATTTGCTGATTAGTCATAAAAAACCTCCTATTTAAGCAATTTAACTTTATCAATTACCTTCCCTTGGCTTTTGGGATCTTCTAGCAGCCTTTTGGCCTCTGGATTTTCTGAATCAATCCAGCTTTTTACTCGCTTACCCTTTAAAGGTCCTGAAAGCACTGTATATTCAATCAAAAATGTCATTGTTTAGCCCTCCAATCATAATAGATAATTTATAAATAATTCTTCATTATCCATTTTGTTGATTATTGAAAAAGCAGCTAATCCGCTTAGAGATTGCTTTCTTATGCAATATTCAATGCTTTGTATTCCTGAGATTCTAAAGAGTAAATATTCAACTTCTGTTTCATTGTCAGTTGATTCCAGCAAAATGATCCTTTTTACTGGTGCGTCTAGGTTTAAAGATTCTTTTAATACTCTTTGTGCGTATTGTTTAAGCTGTTTTTGTGTCATTGTTTAAACCTCCTTAAATTATCTCTATCCCAGCAGCCTTAAATTGTGATATTGTAGCGTCTAATACTTCAGCTAATTCCGGTTCGATTTCTTTCCAGTCCTCTTTAATTGCTAACAAGTTATAAAGCATTGCTTCAAGTGTTTCAGGATCTTCGCTTTCGTCTCTGAAGGGATCAAGTTCGTTTACAAAATCAAAATATCTTTGTTTTAAAAATTCGCTCATTGTTTTTGTCCTCCTTAAAAAATCTTTTTAACCTGTTCCGGGGTGAGATTGTTCTCAACTGCGATTTTTACAGCTTCCCAGGTGTCACGCTCGTTTCCGTAGTATTCAAACAAGATATTAAATAAATTGATTTCTTTTTGTGTTCTCATTGTTTGGCCTTTCTGCCGGTTTAAGGGTTGCCGGCTCCCTGTGTCCTATTAGTTGGTTCTTATGCAGTACGGAATATTGTATATATCTCTTAAGTCTGTGTTGAATGATCTGCAAAATGCTTCTAGTTTGTTCTTAGTCTCTTCGATATATGCGGTAACTTGGGCCATTTGATCTATTTTTGACTCTATATCGTAAGCTAATGACAAGTATTTTTCGCGGTAGCTGCGAGTAGATTCTATTAGCTTGTCGGCTGGGATCCTTTTGCCTTCCGGTAAGTCCTCAGCCTTAACGCTTGCCAGTGTTATGTGGTGGCTGTAATTGCCTTCCGGATAGGTGTAAATCTGCAAGCTATATTGTGATCTATCGCAATAAACGCGGTTATTAGTGGCCTCTTTTAATGCTTTTTCAAGTCTGCAATTATATACTTTGTTGTCGAAGTCCTTCAGGATCTTTATAACTATGGGTATTAGATTTGTTGCAGTTCTATATTCTTCGGCGCGGTTTCTAGCGGCCTTGTGTGCTTCTTCTATATTGCTGTAGTATCTCATTTTTTCCCCTTCTCCGGAGGTTTAGCGGCCTCCGGTCCGCGTCCTATTATGCAAGCTCGTTAAACTCTGCCAGGTTTTCATTTTCTAAGATGGTTAGTTGTCTAAGGGCTTCGCTCAATTTGTCGGTGATCTCGGTCAATTCGTCTCCGGTCATAATGCCTTCATCCCTGGCGGCGTCTGCAATATCTGATAAAAGATAAACTCTGGAAGTGACTCCGGCGATCTTCTTCAGGTCGTTTCTGTTGGTTCTGTACTTGTTATATGCGTTCAATTCTGCGATTGACTTATAAATGTTCTTAAGCTGCTTCATGATCTCGTTTTTCATGTTCTTTCCCTCCTATAATTTAAGCTGCCTTTTTAATTGTTTCCGGCTGGATCTTTTTAACTTCTAATGTCCTAAGATTGATATAGTAATAATCTGCGTGTTCCTGTGTCTGGTAGTATTCTATTAAAGTGTTGGCCCAATTGTCGCCGGCCTTTACATCTGCCAGTTTTACTAAGTAAGTGCCGCAAGCTCTGGCAATAAGAATTAACTCTTTGTCGGCCTGTTTTGCGGATCCTTTGCAATTCATGTATTTTGGCCTGTCGTAATGCTTCCAGTCTGTATAGTAGTGCTTTACTGTGCTGCTAATGATCCTTTCAATCCTGGCGTCTAATAAATTGATGTCGTTATATTTCATTTTTTATCCCTCCTTAAAATGTCCTATTAGGTAAAACCTCCCGCCGGTTAGCTGGGGCCGGTGATGATCCTCTCCGGAAGGTGTGAAGGCTTTAACCTTCAAGCGCTTTTTGCTGGTTCTCATATTGTTTTGATTCCCACATATTTCTCAAATCTTCCATGTTATAAACTTTGCCGTTCCTCTTGTGGTATTCGCCTTCGTGGAAGTACCAAGCCGCTTTTTTACTGCTCCACTTAAAATTGAGCTTTTTTAATTCGTCCTTATATTCTTTAGTGTTACCAGTTACCCAGATCCAAGAACCTATCAACTCAACTATGCAGCCATTAAATTTTGTAAGTGTCCTAATAAGATCCGCGAACTGTTCAGGTGTTTCGTCTGTCTCTTTTTCGTATGTCTTGCCCTCTGCATTCTTGTGAATGTTCTTATACTGTTCAAATGCTTTTTTATATTCCTGGAACATTGTCTTGAACTCTTCACCGTTGCCGCCGTTGTCCGGGTGCAATTCCTTTGCTAATTTGTGAAATGTTGCTTTAACCTCTTCAAGTGTTGAGCAGTTATTAAAATACTTCATCATGTTTTTGATCTCCCTTCTTTATTTGGTGCTTCTATCCGTCAGGCCATACCGCTTAAAATTCTTTTAATGATCTGCCGTAGCTCTGAAGCAATTGTGTTTTTGTTTTGTTGAGTTAATCATAAATCATAATGCGCATTATGTCTATACGTAATATTTACCAAAATGCGCATTACTATTTTCACTTGTTTTTGTGCAAATGTCATAATGTGCATTATTATTTAACAATAGTAAAATATTCTTGTAACCTAGATAAACACTGGAAAAGGAGATATAAAAACATGGCTGAAAACATACAAAAAAGAAATACCCGCCAAAATGCCTGGCAAAAAGAAAATAAAGACCGAATAAATTTTCTAATGGATAAAGGAACAAAAGACCGGATAACACTAGCAGCAGAAAAAGAAGGAATTAATTCAAGCGAATTTATTAGAAGAGCTATAGAAGAGCGTCTATATAAATTTGGTTTCGAGAAAAAATTATCTATAGAAGATCCTTCACTTAACCAAGATCAGGAACACCAGGAACCAGAGACACCAGAAATCTAAAATAAAAATAAATCGTGTGAACCTATCAACAATTAATTTAATAAAATAATAGTGTGAAGAATTGAAATAACCCCTCACTATATTTCATATTCAAAAACCCCATAAGCCAAGAAAACCAAAAGAAAAGATCATTTACAAAAAAATGGTCTTTTTTTATTTCTTCTATTTAAAGCAAAAATTTTTTACTCAGACACTAAAAACCACACCCTAAAAAATTGGAGATTAGAAAAACATGGAAGAGCTGAACAATAAAAAATTGAATAATCCGGAAAGCCTTCCAGAAGTTAATCAGGAAATAAAGCCGGAAGATCTTCCAAGAAGGCCAGACGGAAAAATTGACATTGAAAAAATATCATTAGGAAAATCAAAAAGAAACAATGACATTGTTCCTGATGATCTATTTGATAAATATTATAGAGAGCTGCCGGATAAAGTTGAAAATGCTTCGGGGTCTTGGCGAACTGTTAAAACTGGCGGAAAAATAAAAATACTTGGTGGTGATCCTGAAAATGATAAGAAGATACAGAAGGCCGGAGCTGAGACGTTAAACGCAACTAAGGCCCAACAACGTACATTTAAAGAGGTTATAGCTCAAATGTTAGCAGAATCCGCTAGAAATGAGGATATAGAGCGATTAGGACTTAAACCAGGAGCCACACAATTGGACGCGATCATAGCGGGCCAGCTTCAGCAAGCAAACAAGGGCAACAGTAAAGCGGCCGAGTTCTTAAGAGATACAGTCGGAGAGAAGCCGACTGAGAAACTAGACGCAAATGTAACGGCCTTAACTCCTGAAGATAAAGAGCTATTAAAAAATGTTGAGGACCGGCTAAAAAATGATGATCCAGAATAGGACAGACCACAATATATTGTGTTTAGTATATTATTATCACTATAATTGAATAGCCCAAAAGCCAATAAACCGCATGGTTAAGCCATTTGTTAAAGATTGGAACTGTTCGCAAAATCGTTGTTTAGCGAATAGTTAAAATAGAATAGGAACCAGCAGCCCAGGATCGGCAGCCCAGCCGAAGAGGAATAGAAGCAGCACCGGAAGAGAGTAGGCGACTACACTGTATAGAATATTCTACAGAGTGTAGGGCATACCGGATCAGCAGCACCGGCACCGACCACCCTCCCCCCGCCGCGCCGAGCGGCCAGCTCCCCAGCCGGGACTCCTAATGCCTACCAAAATATTTTTTCTAAAAATGAAAGTGTTAACACCTAGGCTATGGTTCTGATGGGATGGTATAGGCTGGTAGTAGTGAGAATGTGATTTTTTTGTGAAGAATGTTTGTTTAATTTGTGTGCATCTGGCGGCATCCAGTTGTAGCATAGGGACCTTATTATCGTGGAAGGGTAGTAAGGTCCCCTCCTTTCTAGGTTTTTGTTTTAAGTTTTTAGTGGTGGAGGAAAAGGGTATGAGTTTTTTTAATAATAAGATTTATTGTAAGCAGAATTTGAAGCCAGAGGACAGGGAGAGGTTAGAGGCTGGTGAAAAGCTGGTTGAGAGTATTATTGAGAAGGCTTCTTATGATTATGAGACTGATGTAGAAGATGATGAAGAGATAGACGCATTTGCCAAGATCAAGAAGGAAGTAGTTGAGAGTTTTGTTGAGTATTTGAAGTATTGGACTGCAAGTGTTTTACAGGACGAACTTATAGGATTGATTGATAATTATGAGGAAGATGTTGAAGAGGTAGAGAATCCTGAGTCTTTTGAGTATGTTGAGGATGGGGATTGATTTTGTTTTTTTAGATAGAAGCGTGAGTATTCATGTTTTTATATATCTCCTTTGGGATAAGAAGTTACCCGTATGAGCGCTGCCAGGTGTTATAGCCTGGTGGCGTTTTTTGTACCCTCCTGACAGGGGTACGATTCTACTTTTCTTGCCAAAGAAAATCAGCCTTGCTAGGTGTCACAGCCTAGTGAGGTATTTAACTTTTTTCCTCCTACTAGAAAAGAGTTAAAGGCTTGTCTCATAGCTCCCTATAGGCAAGTCGAGAGCAGCTTTGAAATGGAGTTCACTAGTTTTGTGGTTAGCTAGGACGGGTTCGATTCCCGTAGCTGCTTTAGGTCGTGTGCTAGGCGATCTTGAATCTGGTGGTGGCCTTGCTTGCTGTCAAAGGCAAGTAAGGTCTTTTTTGAGGGATTTTTTGATGAAAACGACGGTACAGGGAGTACGGCTGACAGATTATCAATTGGAGTGTTTACAAAAGGTAGCTGATCGGTTGCAGATTGGGAAAGCAGATGTGATACGGCTGCTTGTAGAAATGTTAGTTGATGGAGTGATTGTTTTGTGACATGACATTAGGCGAGATTAGGGAGAAGGAAATAGAGTATTGCCAGGATCATTTAGTGTATTTTGTTGAGAGGTATGGCCATATTGAGGACAGGGACGCTCCGGAGATTAAAGTACCGTTTAAACTTTGGGGTGAGCAGAAACAGACATTAAATGATTTTATGAATTATAAATGGACGATAGTGTTGAAGGCTAGGCAGTTGGGGATTTCTTGGCTAGTGCTTCATTATGCGGTCCATAAGATGTTGTGTTTTTGCGGTAGAAGCATTATTGGATTGAGTAAGAGTGAGACTGAAGCGAAAGAGCTTATCAGGAGAACGACGTTTATTTTGAAAAATATGCGTGCGCTGGTAAGGGATAAGCTGGATAGAGCCGGATGGGACGGGGCTTGGTATGAAAGTAATGCGCTGAGTGTTACGATACATTTCCCTGGGCGAAGTGATTCAGTGTTTCAGTGTTTTGCAAGTGGTGAGAATGCAGCCAGATCATTTACGGCTGATTTGATAATTTTTGACGAGTGGGCTTTCCAGCAATTTGATAGAAGCATATGGAAGGCTGCACTTCCTGTTGTAAATAGACCTAATAGCGGTCAGGTAATTGGAGTAAGTACAATTGCAAGAGGTTCATTGTTTGAGGAATTATATACGACTGAAAACAATGGATTTCATAAGGTGTTTATACCTTGGTATGCGGATCCTAGAAGGACACAGGAGTGGTACGATAACACGTTAAAGCTGAGCGACTTGGCGACAATGTACGCGGAATATCCGGCTACAGTTGAAGAGGCTTTGGAGGTTCCGGGAGGCAGATTTTTTGCTGAAGTAAGTAATGAGTCGATTTTGAGTGAAGATTTGCTCAGTCAGAATACAGTGTGTTACGTGGCTATGGACTATGGACTTGATATGTTGGCTGCGTATTGGATTATAAGAGACGCTTTTGGTAATTCTCAGATAATACATGAGGTTTATGAGGCTGATAGGATTATTTCGGTAGCTGCTGAAATGATTTTAAAGGCGACAAAAGCGCTTATTGATAGAGAGATTATTGGAAGAGTTGAAGCAAACTTGGCGCCGCCGGATTTGTGGAATAGGGACCAGGTAACAGGTAAGTCCAGAGCGATTATTTTTCAGGAAAATGGGCTTACATTGACGAAAGTAAATAATGATTTAAAGGCTGGGTGCCTTGCGATTAAAGAGAATACCAATCATGGCGAAGGCCAGAAGAGTAAGCTAACGATTTATCATAACTGTGCGCCTAATCTGTTAAATTCTTTGAAGAAAATACAGAGGGATGAAAAAAAGCCTGAAGTATATGCTAAAGATCCGCATGATTTGACGCATTCCGTTGATGGACTTAGGTATTATTGCATTTACTGGACTCATGGCGGAAAGGTTCAGAAGAATGATAAGCGTAAGAAATGGCGTAAGGACCAGTGGGAAGATTATAGAAATGCTAGTTTAGAGGATAAAAAGATTCTGATTAGCATGTGGGGAGAGCCTTACTAATGTTTAAGAGGTTTCGGAAGATGATAAAAGAGAAGATAGAGACACCAAAAGACGTTCAGAAGTGGGCTAATAGGCTTGAATTTGCTAGATTGCAGTATGGTGACGCTTTGAAGGCCATGAAAACCTTTGAGAGTTATTATGAAGGCACTAGGAAGCTGCAAGCTGACGCAAATAGAGGCGTAGAGCCGACCAAACAGGCTACTAACGTTCGTAATATTGTTTATGAATTGATAGAGTCTCAGGTGGATTCATCTATTCCAATGCCGAGAGTAAGGGCCATTCATCCGGAAGATGATGAGCTGGCTAAGAAGATGGAGAAGTTTCTTGAAAATAAGATAACTACTTGTGGAATAGTCCTTATGAATGACGCAGAAGAGAGGACGGTTCCGATTCTTGGCGGAGATTTTACTAAGGTAGAGTGGGACGTTAAAAGGGGCCTTCATTCGGAGGTTGGTGATCTTAAGATTTCAGAGCTTTATCCTACAAAGGTAATTCCGCAGCCGGGAGTCATTGATTTTGACGAAATGGATTATTTCTTTATCCAGGAGTTAATGACAAAAAAGACGGTCAAGAGAGTGTACGGTGAGGACGTTTCCGATTGTGAAAACTCAGAAGAGTACATGACAGATGATATAGAGGGTGCAAAGGTCAATGAGGATCTTGTGACAGTAAATACCGCATTCTACCGTAATGAGCATGGTGGAGTCGGTATTTTTGTTTGGTGCGATTATGTTAAGCTGCTTGATCTTGATGAATATGAGGCCAGATACATTGATAGGTGCGCAAAGTGCGGCGCTGTAATGGTAGATGGTGTATGTCCTGAATGCGGAAGTAAGAAGGCCAAGAAGTCAAAAGAAGAATATGAGGAAATGATAGAAGGCGTCGAGATAAAAGTATCTCAGACAGAGACCATGAGGGTTGATCCGGAGGTAATGACGGAAGCTCCTGTTCTTGATGAAATGGGGCAGCCTGTACTTGATGAATACGGACAGCCACAGATAACTATTGAGAGGACAAAAAGGAAGGTCCCATATTATAGGCCAAATATTTATCCTATTGTGCTGAGAAAAAATATTACAGCACAGAAACAGATTCTTGGCGGATCTGATGTAAAAGTCATTATAGACCAGCAAGATACTATCAAAAAGCTGGGAACAAAGATAAATGAGAAGTTGTTAAAGGGCGGTTCTTATGTAACGCTTCCTGAAGGGGTAGAGATTGAGAAGGATGGAGAAGAGCTGAATATATTGAGGCTCAGAAATCCGGCTGATAAGCAGATGATTGATACCATTACATTGCAGCCTAATGTAGTGAACGATCAGAATTACCTTGAAACTAATTATAGTTGGGCTAAATCTTCTCTTGGTATTACAGACTCTTACCAGGGAAAATACGACGCTTCAGCTAGGACGGGTACTGCTAAGCAGTATGCAATTAACCAGGCTGCGGGGCGCTTGGAGTCCAAGAGAACACTGAAAAATGAAGCGTATGCGAAGTTGTATGAGGTCATGTTTAAATTTTGGCTGGCATTTAGTGATAGTCCTAGCGCTATCAGTTCTGTTGATAAGGACGGGCAGCCAACACATGATACCTTGGATAGAAAAGAGTTTTTGAGAATAGATGCAGCCGGTGAGTTTTACTGGAATGATGAATTTATTTTCGAGACTGATCCTACATCTACATTGATGCAGAATCGTGAGGCAATGTGGAGCCAGACTGATCTTAAATTACAGTCCGGTGCTTTTGGCCCTGTTGGTGATCTTGAAACAAGCAAGACATATTGGACCATGATGAAGGCAAACGGCTATCCTAATGCAAGTGTTGTCCTGGCTATTATTGAGGACAGACTACAGGCACAAAAGGAAATGCAAGCAGAAATGGCACAGATGCAGCAACCGGAAATGGGACTTCCGGAAGGAGGTATGGCCAATGAAATGCCCGCTATGTAATACAGAAATGAGAATACAGTCGAGTGAGTATGTGTTGAATCAAGGCAAGCTGTTTGCCAAGCAGATACTTGTTTGTAGGAAAAAGGACTGTAGTAATTATAACAAGGAAGTAAAAACAGTATATGTGCCTTTGGAAGTATCAGAAGATTCCGGGGCCGTTGAGTAGTAGGTTATGAGCGCTTAAAAGGCGCTTTTTTTATACCTAAATCCGCATGGAATAGCGCAAAAATCCAACTTGAAAGGGAATATATGAAGAAGTACGAAAAGAGACTTTTGGCTATGAATTTACAGTTTTTTGCTGAAGAAGGTGAGCCAGAAGCAGAAGGCGCAAACGAGGTAGAAACCGCCGAGCTACCAAAAGAAAGCGAAAGTGAAGGTGTAACTGGTGAAGAAAGCGTAACAGAGGAAGTCGCTGAACCTCAGATGCAGTCGCCTGAAACAAACGCTGCCTTCGCAAATATGCGAAGGGAACTTGAAGCATACAGAAAACAGCAGGAAGAGCTTGATAGTTTGTATGCGCAGAATTACGGGCATTTAGTAAATCCTGAAACAAACCAGCCTATAAGGGGTGCAAGGGATTACTACGAAGCTCTAGCCGCCCAGGAGAGAGTCAACGCAAGAAGGCAGATGCAGCAGAACGGCATTGATCCCAGCGTCATTGATAATATGATTGCCAATTCTCCGGCAGTTCGCCAGGCTAGGGAAGCAACGGCTGAGCTAAACAGCATAAGAGCGCAGCAGATGTTAGATGCAGACTTTGAACAGGTATTAAAGATTGATAAGTCAAAGACTTCTAAGGACGCGATTCTAATGGATCCTTCCTACAATGCTGTTGTTGATTATGTTTCAACCCATCCGGGGACAAGATTTAGCGAGGCTTATAAAATCGTAAACTTTGACAGGCTGAGCAGTTCTAATACAGCAGCCGCACGACAGGCTGTTGTCAATCAGGTTAAAGGGCAGAGTCATTTGACTAATGGCCCAGGAGTAACTACTACGGATTCCGGAGAAGATATTCCAGCTAACATGATTGAGACTTTTAAGGAGAGATTTCCTGGTAGGTCCATGAAAGAACTGAAAGCCCTATATAATCGTGTGCTTAAGTCACAGAAAGGGTAAATCATGGCAGTAACAGTAAGAGATAATACTAAAAACGGCGATCAGTGGAATGAGTGGGCTACCATTCTTGACGCTAAGATTTATGACGCTGACGCGCAGCAGAATAAATATGATGATCTTGTAAAGGCAGTTACAGTTGAAAAGAACTCTAAGCGTTGGGGCGAGAAGTCAACTGTAATGGGCGGACTTGGTGATTATGACATCAAGGCTGAGGGCAAGGATGCAGCAGAAGATAGCTACGCTGAGGGCTATGCAAAGTTTATTGCACATAGCACATTCTCAAAGAGCGTTGTTATTTCTAAGGAAATGCGCGACGACAATATGTGGGATGATGCAGAACAGAAGGTAGTAAATCTTGTTCAGGCTTCTAAGAGAACAAGAGCTAAGTTTGTTACTGCTGCACTTGCAAGTTCTGTAGGATCAACAACAACTATGACATTCGGCGGACAGTCCGGACTTGATATTGCTTGTGCTGATACACTTGCACTTTTCAATTCTGCTCATCCTCTGAAGAATGCAGGCTCTGGTGTAACACAGGGCAACCACTTCTCAGATGTTCTTGGTAGCAATACCGTTGTTCTTAACAAGGTTGCTAACAGAATGAGAAACTTTAAGGACGATAGAGGTGAGGTTCTTGGCTTCACAGCAGATACAATTATTGTTCCTGGTAACGATCCTGAGTATGAGGATTTCGTAAAGAGAGTTATCGGATCTGACGGTGAAGTAGGCAGCAACAACAACGACATTAACACACAGCGCGGACGCTGGAAAATCGTTGTTAATCCTCTTTGGACTCCTACAATTTCTTCAACTAGCCATCCTCTTATCATTATGAGTTCTGAGGCACTTAAGGAGCTTCAGGGTACAAAGTTCTATCAGAGAACACCTCTTGATATTGAGAATGAGGTTAAGGTTGAGTCAAGAAACATGGTCTACAACGGATTTGAGAGATATTCTCTTGCATTCACCAACTGGCGCCATGTAGCACTTATCGGATCTGCTGATGCAGATGCAGTAGCACTCTGATAAATAATTAGGGGCTGGATTAAATTCCAGTCCCTTTTTTTAAGGAGATAGACACAATGATTAAAGTGGGAGATAGATTAACTTTAGGAGGACAGCTTGTAGAGGTCACTTTTGTTATGAATGATAAGTGTTACGCTTACAAGCCTGTTAAAGAAGAAGTTAAGGAAGAAGTTAAGGAAGTTATAGAAGAAGTTGTGGAAGCGCCCAAAAATAAGCGCGGTAGGAGACCAAAGGTATGATTACCTGGAAAGATATTAAATATACAACTTTACAGAAGATGTTTTCCATTACTGGATCTCAGACAAGTATTCCTAACGATTCGGCCACTATGGAATATGTTAATGCTATGCCACAAGCCTGTAATGAGGCTTTGCAATTATTGTCTACGGCTGGAAAATTTATTATTAAAGAGTTCCAGTATATCAATAACCCAATTGAGAATATGTTGGGTAAGGATCTTTTTAAGACTTATTCTGTAGTAAATGATACATTGTCATTTGATGCGGAGGGTGCTTTATCTTATTACTTCCAGATAATCGGTCAGCCTATATCATGCAAGCTCTTTGTGGGCGACCAGGAAGTTAAAAACTTTTTTCCTGAATATGAGCTGCCAGAAGAGGACAGAGAAAATATAGATTATAAGACCTTTAGGGTAATGAAGGGTAATGTTGAATATCCTACATGGACTGATGAAGAAGAGCCTAGCAATGTTGTAAGGCTTGAAGTAGTGACTAGAACGCCTGTCACACTTATGAATGTGTGCTTTTATGATGTTCCATTTAATAGTGATGATGAAGTACCGCCATATGAGAGATTTATTAGAATCAAAATGACAGACGTTGTTGACGACTTTTACCAGCTTGCACCGGCTGAATTGTATGATCTTGGCCTAAGTGGAAGTCAGTATATAGTCGCTAATAGATATTTTCAGGAGGCCGACAAGACTCTTGTTATTGAGCGTAGTCGCCCTGGAATATATGTCATTCATTATAGGGCTTATCCGCAGCAAATAACTTTGGAAACGCCGGATGATTATGAAATGGCGCTTGATCCAGAAGTTGCAGCCCTTGTACCAATATATATGGCCTCAGTTATATATATGGATGATGACATTGGTGTGGCAACTTCATACCGCAATTATTTCGAGGTGGGCCGAGACTCTTTATCGCAAGGCCCTGTAATTCCTAAGAGAGAGAAGTTTGTTACTTCAAGTGGGTGGGCGTAAATGGCTGTTCAGTTTAATATTCCTAAAAGTCCAACTAAACAAGTTTATGAGGCTACAAATTTTCTAGGTGCTGATTTTACGTCAGAGGCGTCAACTGTTGATGATACTAAGTCGCCTAATGTTGAAAACATGATAAGGTCGGTGCCTGGCAAAATTCGTAAAAGAATGGGCTATAAGTTGTTTGCTGATTATGGCGAAACAATTTATGGAGTTCATCATTTATCGACAACGGATGTATGGCTTATTCATGCCGGCGATAAACTTTATAATTTGACTGCTCCTAAAGGCAGTAAATGGATAGACCATATTAGTAATTACATTGTGGACCATGAGGCGGAACCTAATAATATTTTGTTACAAACTGGTGATGTAAGTATCACGCTTATTTATACCGGAATGGCAAGGCATAGGTCGGTTAGCTTCCAGCTTAATCAAAAGCTGATTATTCTGGATGGTACCAAAATGAGAGTATTTGATGGTTCTACAGTACAGCCGGTAGAAGATATAGCGTATATTCCTACATTGTCAATTTCTAAAGACTATACCGGCGGTGGTACTGATTATGAGCCGCTTAATCTTTTGCAGCCAGGCTTTATTGAGCAGTTCTATGTTAAGGCAGAACAGGCTAGTGTAAGAGAATTTCAGCTTACTTTTGGGGAGCTTGATGATACGGCTTGTAAAGCATGGGTGCTTGACGCTAATGCAAACTGGGTTGAGAAAACCGAAGGAGTTCATTTTACTGTCAACCGCACAACTGGCAAGGTTACATTTAATACGGCGCCGGGGGCAAGTCCTATAAGTGGTGAAGATAACGTTAAGATACAGGCTTATCGTACCGTTGAAGGTTATGCAGAGAGAATAAACCATTGTTGTATTGGTGCCATGTTTGGCGTCAATGGAGCTGGTGATAGATTGTTTGTTTCTGGCAATCCGGATCAGGGTATTGGTCCTGATGGTGAATTGTTCACGTATATAAATTGCGACTGGTTTAGTCAACAGTATGATCCTACCTATTTTGCTGATGTGTGGTATTCAAAACTTGGTTCAGATACCTCCGCTATAATGGGGTACTCGATAATCAATAACTACCTGGCTGCACACAAGGATTATAACGAGCTTACACAGTCGATTCTTATTCGTGAAGGCGACTTGGTAGATGATGAACCGGTATTTAAGTTGATAAATACTCTTCAGGGTGCCGGGGCTATATCAAAGTATTGTTTTTCATACTTAGCAACTGAACCGGTATTTTTAACAAGGCTTGGTATATATGCAGTTACAGCACAGGATATTACGGGTGAGAAATACGCACAGGACCGTAGTTATTATCTTGAAGGAAAACTCCTGAAGGAAGAGGGCCTAGACAATGCTATAGCCTATTCTTGGAAAGATTATTATATCCTTGCAGTTAACAATCATATGTATATTTTGGACGGATTACAGCCTATTCATACTGATAGATCAAGGCCATATGCTACTAGACAGTATGTAGGCTTTTATTTTACCAATGTTCCGGCAAGCTGCATTTTTGAGATCAATGGGGAATTGTATTTCGGTGCTACGGACGGAAAAGTATTTAAGTGGCATACAGACGATAAAGATATTTATTCCTATAACGACAATGGAGAACCTATTGTTTGCACTTGGGAAACGGCTGATATATCAGAAAAATTGTTCTATAAGAAGAAAACTTATAGATATGTAGCCTTAAGGTGTATGCCGGAGTTGTCCTCTTCTGTAAAAATATTTGCGCAGAAGGAAGGACAATGGACGTTGCTTAAAAATGATATACAGACACTTAAGTATTTCTCTTATGAGAATTTAACATATTCAAAGCTAACGTACTCATGTAATAGAACACAAAGGGTTACAGCAGCTAAGATCAGGCTGAAAAAATTGGATCATGTACGATTCAGATTTGTAAATGATTTGCTGGATGAACCACTTGGCATAAATGATTTTGCTGTTGAGTACACACAGGCCGGAAACGTTAAGTAAGGAGGCTTACAAATGGCTTTTAATAAAATTACAGATTTTGATAGACAAGGCAAAGGAAATGTAGGGCTTCCAGATACACCGGCCTTGACTACTACAGAAATGCAAGAGCAGATGGATTCCCTGGCTAATCTTATGATTGATAAATTCAATGAATTTATTGACGCCTTAAATGCGGCTAGTGCTGCTTATTCTGTTGGTGCAAGCGTACCTAGTGGAATTAGCGCACAGGCTAATGTGCAGTCAATTCTTGATGCAATGGTACTTAACCTGAATTTGAATACAAATGCTAGGCATACACACGCAAATAAGAATGCGCTGGATTCTATTTCCGATTTGACTTTAGCTGCATATAATCGCTTGGTTACGCTGTTGTCTACGATTGTTTCAGTTGAAAATTCAGTCCTAAATAACAACACATCAATTCCTACGGGCGGAGCTGTTATAGATTATATAAATAATTTTGATATGAGAAGTAAGATCCTCGCGGCTGCTTGGCCCGTTGGTAGTGTTTATTCAACAAGAAGCAATCAGTCACCTACGGTAACGTTTGGTGGCAACTGGAATTTGATTGATACAGACAGTTATGGTGTATCAAGATATGTAAGAATTTCATAGGGAGGTGTAAATAATGGCTGATATTCCTATAAGTTCGTTGCCGGAAATTCAATCTGTAACAGATAATCATTATTTGGCTGTTGATAATGGCTCTATTACCAACAAAATCAAGATTAGTAAGTTCAACGAGTCAGCAAATGCTACGGCTAAGCATTATGCGGAAGTGGCTGAACAGGCTGCTACAGACGCTATAAATGCAAAAACGGACGCTGAAAATGCTAAAAGTTCAACGGAACAACTTATTACGTCTGCTCAGACTATTGTAAGTAATGCGCAGACTTACGCTAATCAGGCACAGTCAAGCGCTACTAATGCAGTATCGGCGTCAAATACTGCTGTTCAAAAGGCTTCTGAGGCGACTAATTCTGCTAATCAGGCTAGGCAATATGCAGATGGTGTTGACGCATACGCTAAAGAGGCTAAGTCGTATGCCGTTGGTGGTACTGGTACGAGACTTGATGAAGATACAGACAATTCAATGTATTATTCAAATCTGTCTCGAAATTCAGCTAATAATGCGGCTCAGTCTGAAACAAATGCTTTACAGTCTGAAAATAATGCTGCTGGATATATGAGTGCGGCTAGTTCAAAGGCTACAGAGTCAGCTAATAGCGCAGATGCAGCTAGTAATTCAGCCAATGACGCTTCAGGATATGCGTCTAGTGCTTACAATTCAAGCCAGATTGCACAGACTTCATCTAATGCGGCTATCAATGCTAAGACAGATGCAGAAAACGCTAAAACGGACGCTGAGAACGCTCTTGCTCAGATACAGCAGATTTTAGGCGATCCGCAGTTTACAGTCGACTTTAGTACAGGACTTTTGATGTATAACTCAAATACTTTTGATTTCCAAATTAATACAACAACAGGCAACCTAGAATGGGAGGTAGCATAATGTTTAGTGCTGGTAGAGTTCTTTTAATGCCGAAAGGCGCTTATAATCCGCTTACTACTTATGAAATGCTTGATATTGTTTCATATAATGGAAGCTCTTATATTGCCAAAGGCACAACAACAGGCAATTTGCCTACAGATGGTACATATTGGCAGCTTTCAGCATATGGCGGACAGGCCGCTAATATTGCGGGCAATTTTGCTGAGCTTGAAAGTTCAAGCGTTGCAACTGCGACTCACTATGTTGATGATATTTTTGTTGACGAGAATAGCCAGCTTATGAAGGCTACTCAGACAATCAATATAGGAGATACCATTGACGAAAATGTTAACTGTACTCCTACAACAGTTGAGGCTTTGATTAGCTATTTAAGTAGCTATGTAGATAGTCTTGATAGTTTAAATAAGAAGATTCAGGGCGCTATAGAGATAGCGGCTCAGACTGATCTTCATAGCCTTGCTATTGGCGAATACTACAAGAAGCAGTCTACTTTCTATGTAACAAACGGTCCTACAGGAATAGACCAGGATCCTACAGCTATATTCAGACTAACAGTTGAGGCAGCTCTTGATAATGCTTCACAGGCTAGTAGTCCTTTGCTGCTAACGCTTAGAACGCCTGACGGGAAAATATATACTCAGGGCTTTGATGGTACAAGCTGGGGATCTTGGGAACAGATAGCCGTTGAAAGTAGTGTAGCTGATGTTGACACTAGGGTTGATTCGGTTGAAAGTAGTGTAGCTGATGTTGAGACAAGCAGCACAGCTAGTAAGTCTTATGCTGTTGGGGAATCCTTCTATTATAATGACGTCCTACTTAAAGCTACTTCGCCTATTCCCCGGGGCGGAACAATTACTCCTGGAACAAACTGTACTCCGGAAAAAATTATTGAGAAAATAGATGATCTTGTTTCGGAAAATCAGACTTTAACGAACAAAGTAAGTGACATATCAGATGAAATAGCTGATATGAACAATATTCTTGGAGCTAAGAATTTACTGCCGTTCCCTTATTACACCATAAGCAAAACAGAAAGGGGTATTACTTGGACTGTAAACAGCGATGGCTCTATTTCAGCAAGTGGAACGGCAACAGCAGACAGCTATTTCCGTTTAACTCAAGATAGTGATTTAAGTATATACAACAATACAATCCTAAGTGGCTGTCCGGCTAATGGTGGGATGTGGTCAAAGTGGGCTTTATATCTGACAGGCAACAAAGATGGACAATCTATAACAAAATTAGATGAAGGCTCTGGTGTCTTGATTGAGGATATTCCGTCTGGATATTCAGGCGGATTATATGCGAAAGTCGTCAATGGGCAGACTGTAAACTTTACATTCAAGCCAATGATTCGCCTTGCATCAATCCAAGATGATACATATGAGCCATACTCCATGACAAATAGAGAAATGACTCCTTATGTTCAGGCTATAAGCAATCCTAACCTCTTGGATAATCCTTGGTTTACTGTAAATCAAAGAGGCTATACAACAGATAGTGGAAATGGTAAATATCCAGCAGATAGATGGCAATTCGTTTACAATCCTAATGGCTGTACTATTACAAGAAATGGTAATCAGCTTATTGTTGATAACACACAAAGCGGTGCTAGATATGCATATTTCTTCCAGTTAATAGATGATACTTCTATGGTTGGCAAGATGTTGACTGGAAGTGTCTTGTTAAGTGATGGAACAATATTAAGTGGTAGCGGAGTAATGACACCACTTGATGATGCTGGGAATACTGTAAATTTGATTATTGATACAACACGTAAATTTAGGATGTATTTACAGCATGCAACCACTGGTTCAAGGGGTTATCCAGCTTTTGCTTTTGAGTTCCAAGCTAATTGTTCTCTTACTATAGTGGCCGTCAAACTTGAACTTGGCAGCGTAAGCACATTAGCACAGGACACAGCACCTAACTATCAGCAAGAGTTGGCTAAGTGTCAGAGGTATTTTTACAGACATAAGGGTGCTTATGAGTATGTTGGATATTTTAATACTGCAACAAACTTTAGAGCAAATCTAGCTTTGCCAGTACCAATGCGTGCAATTCCTTCAATGACGTTGGAAACACCAACAGATTATGCACAATGCGCAATATATGATGCACAGGGAAGTTTAGTGCAGCCATCAGCAATAGCTGTTGATACTGTGAATAGTATTGTAGGGCAGCCAGAGATACTGTTAAATAGTACAGTAGCAACTCATACGCAGAATATTTGTGGTGTGCAGAGATTTAATCTTCAAATGGATTTATCAGCCGACCTATGAAAAAATTTGCACTTATCACGCTTACGATTTACACCATTATCATATTGTTTTTAGTAATATGGTTATGGTAGTTCGCAAAAGAAGAATTTTGCGCAATAAGCTAAACCAGATAAGAGGATCATATATATGAGAAAATTTATATTTTTTCTTGTATCACTAATTCTCTTCACATCAAACTCTATAACCACCTATGCCAAGCCGCGTTTAGACGTAGTAAGGCAAGGTGGTTTTAGTTTGCTTTCAGATGAGGATATGGCAGATACAATACAAGATCTTACAGATAGGATTGCAAAGGATTGTGGCGTTAAGGCCCACCAGACTATATCATGCTATGATTGGCCAGAATCGCCAGTGCTTGCCTATAACACTCTGTATGGCCTTAACATTATCTGTGTTAATCTTAGTGGTTTCCGCACAAGTGAAGATGCAGCCGCCGCAAACGAGACTGTCGAGTATCACTTGGTTAAGACTATCGCCCATGAGGTTAGGCACTCTTACCAGTGGGAACACATGAAAGACGGCACAGAGTACGGCAATTCATGTTTTCAAGGCTTTGCTAATTATGAATCATATAGCGGCGATAAAGTGTCCTATTATGAGCAATTCATAGAAGCAGACGCCGAGCAATACGCTATTAGTTATGCAAACAAGTATTTCAAGAAAAAGTAGTTGGAGGGTAGCAATATGGTTACATCATTACTGCCGTATTTACAAACGTGCCTGGCTTTTGGAAATCTTGTAATTATGCTTTGGGCGCTTAAGACATTTCTTGCTAAGCCTCATAATACATTAGAATCGCAGCTTAAGACGCTTGAAAAAAGAGTTGACGCACATGATCTTCTGTTTAAGGATATGAAAAATTCTTTAGATAGCAGCCATGAAAAGCATAGAGACCAGAAGGAAATAAATACAGTGTTTATCAATTGTATGCTGGCATTCATTGACTTTGAAATAGCGTTTTGTTCGTACACAAACTATGAACATACTGAGGATCTTGTGAAAGCTAAACAGACTCTTCAGGAGTATTTATCAAACAAATGAAAAAGAAAAAATTATCCGGATTAGATAAATATTTAATCTTTTCGTTCACTTGTCTAATCGTATTTACAATCGTAATGATAATCGTTCAGACAATTACAGGAGTAATGCAAGACACGCTAATTACTTGTTTTTTCAGTGTTTTTGGCGGTGAATTGCTAATGTGTGCTTTGATTAAGAGATTAAAAATAAAAAAAGAGGTGCAGTATGGAGAAATTGACGAGCCGTAAATTTTGGGTGTGTGTAGCTGCTATGCTTGCCAGCATTGCCACAAGTATAGCTGGAATTACTACTGATAATCAGACAGTATTGGTTATTGGTACTGTTTGTGGCGTAGCTTCTGCCGCTATTTATGCTTTTTGTGAAGCCTGGGTAGATGGTAAGGCTGTTCAGACTAAAGAGGATGAATAAATGAATGAAGTATTTGGAATTGATGTATCACATCATAACGGAGCAATTGACTGGAAAAAGGTAGCTGAATCCGGGAAAAAATTTGCAATAATGAAATGTCAATACGAAGCTCAGAGTCATAGGAAGGATGAACGCTTTGAGGAAAATTACAAAGGCTGTGGCGAAAATGGCATAGCTAGGGGCGTTTATATTTATATTGCCAGGGCTTCTATGGCTGATCCTGTTGCAGATGCAAATAGTTTGCTGAAGCATTTAAAGGGCCGGCCACTTGAATACGGTATATGGCTTGATCTTGAAGATAAGTCTGTTGATGTTCAAGGTAAGGCATATATTAAAAATCTTGCTTATCAGTATGCCAGGATTTTTGAAAAAGCCGGTTATTATGTTGGCATTTATTGTAATAAGGATTGGTATATCAGACTTATTGATGAAGAGTTAAAAAAGGATTATGATTTTTGGATTGCTCGTTATCCTCTTAAAGATAATGGCGAATATAATCCTAATTCAATATTAAAGCCAAAATACGGTAATGCTGTAGCTTGGCAGTATTCAAGTAAAGGTAATGTTCCTGGAATAAAAGGAAACGTAGATCTTGATGTAGATTTGGATGGAAATATTAGATTACAGTTTAAAAAATGATATAATATTGTAATCAAAAGAAGGGCCTAGGGTAGCTCCCGAAAGCATACAATCGCTAGTATGTTGGCTCTTCTGGATAATAGCGAACTACGAAAGCGAGGTAGTATATGAACAATGATAACGTAAATAACGAGACCACTAACGACCTATTAGTAGGAGTCATGGAACGCCAGATTAAAAGACAATACATTTTGATTATTGTATTGATTTTAGGTATTGTCCTAGAAACTGCTGGATGGTTAGTTTATGAGTCGCAGTACGACAAAGTAGTTATTACTCAGGAAGCGCAGACAGATGGAGGCGGTGACGTAAAAGTTAGTGGCGTCGGTTCCGGAGAGATAACAAATGGCGAAAGCGACACAAGTAATTAAAACAAAAGTAAGGAAGGGTACAGCATTACCCGCTGTTGCTGCAAAAGTTAGCGGTAAAAATGCCAAAGTTAAGACAACAATTAAAGCAAAAGTCCATAGAAAAAAGTAAGCAGCCTAGATTACTAGGTTGCTTTTTTATTGGGGTATTTATGAAGTATAAATTTGAAATATCTGTATCTGAATTAACACATTTAATAGATGAATGGATATTCAGCGAGAGGGATAGAGCGATAATGAAACGTAGGCTCATTGACAATATCACTTATGAAAAGATTGCCGAAGAGTTTGAATTATCGCCAAGAAGAGTAAGCACAATTATTTATAAGAATACACAAAAAATTATTGATAAGATTCCGGTAACATATCCGCAAAAATATACCGGAAATGTGCATGAAAACTTCATAATTGCATCATGTTAAGAAGTATTAGAAATTGAGATAATTTGTTGTGGGAGGACTTGTCATGTATCCATACAACCCATCAAATCAGCTATCTCAATTATTGCTCCAACAGGCAATGCAGCCACAGCAAGCTCAGACAAAAGTAGTAGAAGTCACAGGCAGAAACGGGGCAGAGGCTTTTAGTCTTGGCCCTGATTCTAGCATATTACTACTTGATAATACAGCTCCTATCGTTTGGCTTGTTAAGACTGACGGTGCCGGTTATAAGACTATGAAGGCCTATGACATTAAAGAACATGAAGAAGAAAAAACTATAGACCAATACAAGGCACTGGAAGAGCGAATTACCAAGTTGGAGGACACAATCAATGCTAAACAATCCAATACTTCAAATGTTAAGCGGAAGTCAGAACCCGCAGAATAACATAATGATGCAAGCTATCGGAGCTATGTTAAGAGGTGAATCCCCTCAGACATTCCTTCAGAATCTTGCAAAAAGCACACCTGAATTACAAGGACGTGATTTAAGTGATCCAGGTAAAGCAGCAGAAAAAATTTATTCAGAAAGAGGACAGGATATAAATGTAGCTAAGTCCTCAATTATGGATAAAGTAAACGCATTTATTGGTAAACGATAATCATTCTTGCAAGATGATAATAAATAAATAAGGAGGAATTAAAATGTCTGAAGGTTCATTTATGAGTTCAGATTGGCTTGGAGCATTCCTGATTATCGCTATTTTATTTGGCGGTGGTTTTGGTGGCTTTGGAGCCGGTAGAGGTCCAGTAGGACCATTGCCTAATTATGCAACTGTTCAGGACGTTAATGAGGCCGTTAACAGCCAGGCTACACAGGAAGGTATTAGAGATGTGCTTCTTAGTTCCGCGAACAATAACTATGAGACAGCAAGACTAATTGATAATCAGTCTATGTATCTGACAAATCAGAATAGCACTAACATGATTAATGCTATTCAGGGCTTTAACAGTATTGGCCAGCAGATTATGAATCAGACAAATGTTCTTGGTTCAAAATTAGATCAGCTTGGCTTTCAGATGGAAAGCTGTTGTTGCTCAATCAAGACTCTTATCAAAGATAATCAGATTGCGGATCTCACAAATCAGCTTAATCAGGCCAATAATGTTGCTGTTAATTCTGCTCAGAGCCAGTATTTACTTGCACAGATGGGTAAATGGGTTGCTAACGCTCCATCTGCTACATGAGGTAGCCTATGGAAATCATTAGAGAAATCTCAGAGAAGATAGATGAAGAGCTACATGATGCAGAAAAATATATTAAGGCAGCTTATAAGGCTGATGAAAGTTACCCATTGATAGCAGATACATACTATAAATTGTCTTTGGAAGAAATGAAGCACGTAACAATGCTACATGATTGCGTTGTCAGAATCATAAATGATTACAAGCAGCGTAATGAAGTTCCAAAGGAAATGCAGATTTTGTATGACTATTTGCATAAAAGACAAATCAAATGGGCGGCTAAGATCAAGGCAAAACAAGAACAATTCAATAAATAAAGGCAACTTAAGGGCGATACATTTTAGTATCGTCCTTTTTTGATAATTTTTTATGGAGGGATAATTATGATACTGTTTGAAGGTGCAACTAGTCAAACTCCGGTCAAGAAGGTAACTAATAAAGCTGGAAGAACTACATTGATGCAAGATCCGCTTAACGTTATTAAAGGTCAGGATCTTAACACAAAAAATGTAAATGCTGTTTCCAAAACACCAACTTCATCTGGCACAAAGGCAGCTAGCGGTTCAGGTGGCGGCACAGTTGTTGTTGATAATGGCGGTTATTATGGCGGCGGAGGTGGCGGTTTTGATATGGCTGCTTATCTGGCTGAACTTGCTGCACAGAGACAGGCCGCAGCACAAGCCGCTTATGAGCGTAACATGGCTGCTATTAAAAATGGTTATGAGAATGCTTACGGCAGTCTTACAGGAAATTATCAGTCTGCTGTTGATAGACTTAATGCAGCTAGAGACAAGTCTATGGGTGATGTTAATTCAGACGCAGAAGATAGTTTAAGACAGGCATATATCAATAATATGCTTACTAGGAAAAATCTTAATCAGAGACTTTCTGCAATGGGCTATAATGGCGGCGCTACAGAGTCTACAATGGCTAGTCTTGAAAACCAGTACGGAAATTCAAGAACTGGTATTAATGAGACTCTTAATAAGAATATCGCAAATCTGAATATGACATACGGTGATAACCTTGCGGCTGCTCTTCAGAGCTTTAACAACGCAAAGGCAAATCTTGATCTACAGCGTATGCAGATGGAAGTTAACGCTACAAATGCGCTCAATAATGCAGAGGCACAGGCTGTATCTAGTATGTATGGTATGGATGGTTCGTACTTGTCAGCGCTTCAGAATGCAGTTAATAGCCAGGGATCTTATGCTTATAATCCTTCACAGGCAACTAATGACTATGTAGCAGCAAATGTAAGACAGGCTGAAAGTGCTGCTTCTGGTGCTAACTATTCTAAGTATTTACAGCAAGCTATGTTAGAGGCTTCTCAGGGGGCTAATGCCAACACAATCAAGAATAATCTGTTTAATGCTGTTAGAAATGGCCAGCTTGGTATTGATAGTCTTTATGCTATCTTGCAGCAGCTTGGAGCAGCTTGAAAATAATATTGTAAAGGGGCAGTTATAATGACTGTCCCTTTTATTTTTGGGAGGCTATAAAATGGCTAAAAAGAAAACTGAAAAGCAGCTTACACCAAAACAACAGATGATGCAGCAAATAGCCAATTATCAAGTGCAGACTGCGCTTGGTGGCGGCCAAAATCAGCAAAATGGAATGCAGCAGCTTCAGGCTGAATATGATAAATGGAATGCGGTCCAGAGCCTTCAGTCAGAATATGATACCTGGCTTAAAGCTCAGCAACCTCAGACGCCCAAGGTAACAAAGGTCCAGCAGACTTATGAACCTGTAAAGTTTGCCACCGCAGAAGAGCGTAGAGCTATGAAAGCCGCGCAGCAATTACAAAAAGACGCTCCTTTTGATCCTGAAAAATCCTATGATAAGATTTACGGAAAAGCCGGTTTAGATGCTGCGGCTAATAGTCTGACTGGCGCACAGCAGATTCCTAAATTAGAAGAATACGTCCAGGCATTTAGGGCCGAAGATAATAAGAAAAAAGAAATTCTCAGAGAGATAGCTAAAGATAAGAGTCCTAAGAAGTCTTACATGGAAGTCTACACTGAACAATCTTTGAAACGTAAAGACCAGGATCCTGAGGTTAGACAGGGAAGGACTAGGGTTAGAAGCCAGCAGATTGCGGCAGATATGGCCGATATTACAGGCAAAAACCGCAAGTCCGATACTAGCCTTGATATGCCTACATATAGAAGCAAAAAGGATAATAGCAAGGTCAATTTTGAAGAACTGGCAAGCAAATTAAAGAAATCCTATAAGGAAAGAGGCGCTATTCCTTTTACAAGGCAGTATAACAACTGGAAAAATCCTTATAGTGAATTGTCTGCTGATGAAAAACAGGCAGTAAAAGATTTTATTGTTGCTAACCAGGATAAAACAAATCTGTCAAAGGCTGATAAAGAGACTTTAAGGGCATTAACTGTTATTTATAATACGTCCGGAGAGAAGAATATTGATACTAGCAATGCGCTTAAAAATTCAGAATCAGACGCATATAAGAACGCTATGGCTTTTGGAGGCGGCTTTACTAGCTTTAATGCACCGTTGACTAAGCTCCTTGCTAGTGGAGTAGACAAGCTCCCAATAGCGGGACAGGCAATAGATGAAAACTTTAATCAGCAGTTAGATGATCTTCTTGATAGTGCTAAAGAGAAAAATCCTGAATTGTATGAAGCCGGCAGAAGTGCGGGGCAGTTGTATGATTATGCTTTAACTTCTCCTATAGCTAATACTCTTGGTGCGGCTGCAAATCTTGGTACGGCTGGTACTGTAGCGCTCAATCAGGCTATTCAGGCCGGACAGGATCTTGGCCTTGATATTCTTCCTGAAGCACAGAGAATGCTTAAAGAGAATGGCGCTATTGACTGGAATGAATTGTCAAAAAGAGCGGGTGTTGATCTTGTTTCAAATGCTGCTATGGAAGCTATACCGTTCCTTGGTAGTGCAAATTATGACTATCTCGCTAGGACAGTTGGCAATAATGCAGATATTTTTAGAAGAATGGACGCTTCAGGAGCCGTTAGAAACGTGCCAGATGCGATAAGAGAGATTGATGATCTTGTAAATGGTGCTACTAGACAGGCTAATGAAGCTGCCGCTAATATTGATAATCTTGCTAGTCAGATTCCAGAAGTAGATCCTACAGCCAGCATTAACAATCAGTTTAGCGACATTATGCGTAGATATAATGCTGAAACACCTTCTATGCGTGATGTTTATACGGCTGATGATCTTAGCCGGTCTATGGATAATCAGTTTAGTGAGCTGATGAAGCAGAGGCCACAGGAGCCAGTTAATACTATTCCAAGTCTTGAAGAGCTTCAGGAACTAGAGCGTGAAGCTAGGGCTATGGATGATATTGACGATTATTCTAATATATGGGCTAATCCGGCTAACAATACGCCTACTGCTAATGCACCTACAAGAATTGATCTTCCTGAAGATGTTCAAGAGCTTCTTGTTTCTGATTTCCAGGATATGTATAGAATGATGGATGATATGAGTGCTGCGGCTGAAGCTACAGGAAATGAGGCTGTATTAAAGAAGTTTGAGCGCTTGCAAAACAGAATGTTTGATCTTGAAAACACATTATGGAAGTCTGAAAGTACGGAAGATATTACCAAGGCTAAGAAGGCGGCTGATGCAGCTAGACAGGCTTTTATCAGAGAAATGCGCAAAGTTAATCCTAGCTATCAGGCCGAACTTACTGGGACAAGGATAGGTAATGCAGCTTATCGTAGAACTTCTATGATTCCAGATGAAAGAGTTTCTCAGGAATTAGCGGATAGCATTATTGAAGCTGAAAACACTCTTCCTCAGAATAGATACGCTGTAGATGCAACTCCGGATAGCGTTAATGTATTCAGAGGCGTTAATGATGTAACACAGAGGCCGCAGAATATTTCCATTGAAGAAGTGCGCGGCAAGAATGGAAAGCCTAGATATTATGTAGCTGAAACAACTGAAAATGGAACTATCAAGCCTTTGGAGTCAGGAAAAACATATAAGTCCATTGATGAAGCTAATGAGGCTGCTTATAACCTTCAGTATTTCGCCGGTGATACTAATGCCAAGGAACCAAAATTCAAAACTTCCCAGGCATATACTAATACAAGTGCAAGAGGCGGTGGCTGGACTCCTGAAGAAATGTCTAAGCATACTAAGGAACATAACTATTTGTACGAGACTATCGACGAGCAGCGAAGTGTTGAAGAAGCTGCTAGAATGCGTGAGACAGAAGGCAGAGAAGCATTTAAGAACAGAGTCCTTTATTCTGATCGAGTATCAAGCATTGAAATTGATGGTCTTATGATGGAATGGAGAGAACTTGTTGAGGAAGCAAGAGCCGCAGAAGCAGCCGGAAAGAGAACTGATAATTTATGGGGCGAAGCTAACAAGATTTTCCGCAAGGTACAGGAACAGTCAACAGATAATGCACAGGCATTACAGGCCCTTGCTAAATGGAGTAGAAACACTCCTGAAGGAATGCTTGTTAATGCTGAAAACATTATCAATGGGAAAACTAAGGCTGCCGGAAGCTCAGATTTGCAAAAAGCATTTGAGAAATTCGCTAAGAAGAATAAAAACTTTGAATTTCCTCCGGAGTTTACAAAGAATTTCATTACTGAAGCTGAGAAATTGCAAGGACTTAATCTTGATTCCAGGGAAGCTAAAGAAATTATGGCTAGACTTGGAAAAATGGTTAACGAGCAGATTCCAGTTAAGCTAAATGAAAAACTTCAGACTTTCCTAATGGATAATATGTTAGGAAACTTCCGTACACTAATTGCTAGAAATGCTGGTGGTAACGTAGGACTCAATTTAGCGGAGCAGACTTTACAACGTCCACTTGCGGCCGGAATTGATAAACTTGTATCTCTAAAAACTGGTAAGCGTACACAAGCTGGTTTATCTGTTCAAGGGCTTACAGAATATCTTCAGGGATTTAGAAAAGGTCTTGTTGATGAAATTACCGACGCTAGAACAGGGTTACATACAGCTAGATCCGGTGAGAACACTTTAGAGCAAGCTATTACTTCAAATAGGAGAATATTTAAGAATAAACTCTTAAATCTTGGGGATCAGCTTGTAAGGCATGGTTTATCCGTAGGTGATAGACCATTCTATGAAAGTGTATATAAACAGACTTTAGGCGATTATCAGCGACTTTATGACAGGGGCGTAATGGGTGAAGTAATTCAGAAATTATCTCCTGAAGAGTTTAAGCAGTATTCAGAAGTAGCCGCTAAGTTAAATGCTTTAGGCGCTGTTTATCAGCAAAATAGTACACTTTCTAATGCTTTATTGCAGTTTAAGCGTGCTGTAGGGCAGCTATCCGAAGGAACAATAGGCGTTGATATTTTAAGTCAGTTTTCAATGCCATTTGTTAAGACTCCGGCCAATGTTATCGAAAGGGCTATTGATTATTCGCCGCTAGGAGTTGTAAGAAATAGCTTTAGAACTGGCAAAGAAATAAACGCCGGTGCATTCGATCAGAACAGATTTGTTAATGAGGCGTCAAGAAATATTCTTGGTACTGCATTGATGGGTGGTGCTGTTGGCCTTGCTGCTGAAGGTGCTATATCAGGTGCTTACTCAGATGATCCAGACAGAAAACAAGCCCAAAAAGAGTCCGGAATGCAAGAATACGCTTTAAACCTTCCTGAAGTTGATGAAAAGCAACGTCAGATGGATATAAGCTGGATTCCTGTTGTTGGTTCTAATGCGGTTGCGGCTGCGGCTGGTTATGACGCTTATAACAATGGGGAAGGCGACGTAGTAGGCAATCTTGCAACTGGATTGACTAAGGGCGGAGAAGCATTGTTTAATCAGTCAATGTTCCAAGGATTACAGCGATTGTTTGGTACTGGTGAAAGTTATAATTCCGACCAGGGAATTGTTGGAAACATGGCTAACACAGTTAAGTCCGGATTAGGCCAGTTTATACCTTCACTTGCTAGACAGTCAGCCCAAGTTGCTGATCCTTATATGCGTGATCTTTCCAACAGTAACAAAGATGTTTCCTTTGGTCCTATGGGTAATTACGACATAAATAGCCTTGCTAATAATATTCCTTATGTAAGACAGAATTATTTAGCTCCAAAAGTTAATACTCAAGGCGAATTAATGCTTGAGAACCAGGGAAGAGGACTTCCAAACAAGATCCTTGAAGATATGATTTTACCTGGAAAGATTACCGAGATTTCTTCAGGACCATTGTATGAAGAGTCAATGAGATTATCAGAAGCCAATAATAGTAATAAGGCATTCTTGCCAAAGGCTAATTTTAATGCTGTTCAGCAAGAAGGCGCCGTAATGTCTAATGATGAATGGGTTGATTATCAGCAGAAGTATTACAAGGCCATGAATGAAGGCGCTTTGCAGCTTATTGATAGTGATTACTATAAGAGCCTAGACGATCAGCAGAAGGAAAAAATGTTGTCTAATGCTTATAGCGACATTAAATCTGCTATTAATTCTGAGTACACTGGAAAAGAATTAAACGGAGCGGCTAAGGCATATAGTGAAGCTGGTGGAGGCGAAGCGGGCAATAAGGCTTTGATGAATTATTACATCACATCAAATCTGGTTAACGCTGCCGGAACAACATCTACATCAAAAGTGGCAGAGTCAATAAGAGCTGCCGTCAATCGTGGCGATCTTGCATCTGCTCAAAGGCTTGCTGATAGTGAAGCTAAATATCAGGAGGCACTTGATAAAGCCGGTATTGAAGGCAGTTCAGCCGCTAGAAAAGCCTATGAGAAAGGTGGAAGCGCTGGGCTTCAGAATTACGCTAAATATGCTACTACGCTTGATAAATATGGACTCAGTAATACAGAATCCAATAGAGCTATGCTTGATAAGTACGGCGAAAGTGGATTAAAAGAACACGCTGCATTTGATAGCCTTGGATCTGAGGAAGCATTCAAACGATACCAGCACGCAAAATCAAGTAATAGTGGCTTGTCTGCATCTGAATATGTAAGTACAGTTAAAAAGATTGACGGCACCGGAGATAAAGGAAATGTTAACGGTAACATCAGCCAGGATGAACTTATAGCTTACTTGAATGAAATAAATGCTACTCAGGAAGAAGCTAATAAGCTCTGGAATACATACGGACAGTATTATTCAGAGAAGCCTTGGGCTAAGATTCCAAAACTTGAAGGCGGAGTTTGGAAGGCTAAGAAGAAATAAAATAAACCCTCTACTCGGAATACCGGGTAGGGGGCTATTTTAATTTCGTGTGAACTGTCGTGTGAACTATTTTGTATACAAAAATATAAGTCGCGTATAAATGGGGATTTGCGACATATGATATTTTATATGTCAAAATTATTCTTTTATAGATTTTATCGGCATTTGAGGGTTTTAATTAGGGGTTCGACTCCCGCCTAATCCAGCTCTATACTCCGCATGGTTGCGGAGTTTTTTATTTTTCAAGTGAACTTTCGTGTGAACTTTTTTCTAAAACATTTTTAAAAAAGGTATTCATTTTGTCAGCCGCTTGTTCATCTATCGTTTTTATTGGTTTCATATAATGTTGTTTTAAGACGGAAGATCCTTCTTTCCAGCCTCCTAAATGAGCAAGGGTTGTCTCATTCATCATAGTAGCTGATATACTTGCAAAATACACTCTGAGGTCATGGAACCTAATTTCAATTCCAATTTTCTTTTTTAAATTATAAAAATTAGTGCCTATGGTCCCTGGAAGGATAGGCACGATATATTCGTTTGGTTGTCCGGTACCAATCAGGGCCAATTCTTCATCAGTTAAGTATACTGTCCTATTAGAACTTTCTGTTTTGGGGATCTCCTTGTGTACCCAGCCTTTACCATCAGCAGATTTTACCATGTCAGAATGAACATAAAGAGTATTCCCTTTTAAGTCACCATAAGTTAATGCGGATATTTCTCCACGCCGTAAACTATGAAATGCAGCCAGTGAGATTGCAATTTTCATTTTGGGACTTGCACTTTCATATAATGCCGCGATTTGATGATTTTCAGGGGCATATTTGACACTTCTTTTCACAGACGGTAAATGTATCGAAAAATCTTGTTTAATGCCACAAAAAGACAATGCTGAACGTAACAGGCCATATGTATTTCTTACTGTCTTTGGGGAAAGTCCTTTGTTGATTAGTAATTGAATGTAATCTTGAATATCCAAAGAATTGATTTTGCGAATTCTGATGTGATAAATAGGCTCTAGCCTACGCATATCTTTTCTGTACCCATCAATCGTTGAAGGGGACAATACATTAGTATTTGAGTCTATATATAATTCTAATGCTTCCTTTACTGTAATATTGGCCTCACGCTTCCGGTCCACGTTATGAGCAAATCTAGCAGCCAACATTTCTGCTTCAGCTTTTGTGCTGGCTGTAAAAGATTCTCTAATTTTGCGGCCGTTGCTATCAGTGTGAGAGTATACTTGTACTCGCCAATTACCAGAAGGCAGTTTTTTTGCTTTCGCCATAAGATCACCTTGAATATCTAAATGAATTTATTTATTTTTATCTGAAAAATTCTTTAGTACCTGAATTGCTAATTCTATTTGTTCAGGAGTACACTTTTCTGCTGTTTCAACTAATCTGTGGATTGTGTCTGAATATACAATTATGTTTGAAGAATTATCGACAGATTTCTTATCTGATTCAAAATCTAAAGTCGAATCGGCTATTTTAAGATGCGAGCCGATTTCTTTTTTTGGCACATCAAAGCCCATTACCCAGGCTGGCGCTACATGGAATGTTTGTCCTATTTTCTGCGCGGCTAGATTAGATGGGGTTCTGTGTCCGTTGACATATTGTGATACTGCACCTTTGGTTAATCCAGTCTTATCAACAAACTGCTGCTGACTGCCTTCGCAATATTCCTGTATCAATTCAATAATTCTATTTCTTGAATTAGCCTTTACCTCTTCCAATTTTTTTTTATTCTCAAAGTTCATGTTTCATACGCTCCTCGCAAACATATTATAAACAAAATGTTTGCAATATGTAAACATTTTGTGTTGACAGGAGTGTTAACAGTTTGTAAACTAAACATATAAATTCTTTAAACTTTACAAGGAAGTGAACAAAATGGATAACATTAAATACGGTAAGCTGAGGGGGCGAATGGCTGAAATGGGGGTGACGCAAGAAGATATTGCTCAATGCCTTGGTATTACAAGGCAAGCGGTAAACAAGAAGTTTGCCGGCATTACCGGGTTTTCGCAAAAAGACATTTTACAAATATGCGATTTTTTGGATATAGCTATCGAAGAGATAGGGCTTTTTTTCTATGTTCCAGAAGTTCTCGTATTGTGAACTGATTAGACAAAAAAATACTCACTGATTTAGCCTGGGAAACTTGATCAGTGAGTAATTATTCAAACTAGACGCGCACATTTTAACATACTATATGTTGGAATACAAGACATTTTATAAATAAAAAATAATAATAACCACACCAGATTTTTTCAAATGCCTAGCAAGCGTCTTAGTAGTTCTATGCCTTTTATGGGCTGTCAATAATCCTGAGTTTTAGGAGAAAAAAATGAAAAAAAATTACAAATCACCAGAAGAAAAAATGATCCGACAGAAAATGTTGGAAAACGATATTGAGTATTTGACGGATTTAGCTGAGCTAACCGGAATAAATATTCAGACTTTGAAATCAAGAATTAAGGATCCTGGAACATTAAAAGTTTTTGAAATCAGGTCCTTAGATAGTGTGCTGCATTTTAATGATGCGGACAGATTATTACTTGTGCGAGGTTAGGTTGAGGAATGAAAAAAGGTTTGGTGGGGTTCTTATTAGGGGCCTTTGTGCTTTCTATGCCTATTTAGGCAAGCGCTAATGGCCTGTCTAATATTGATACGTCGGAATCTGACGGAATCCCTTTTGAAATAAGAGAATATGCGGAATTATGCGGTACTGAATACAATATCTGTCCTGAATTATTGGAGGCCATAGCCTATTCAGAGTCGAGATATACCGCAGACGCAACAAACGGCTCTTGCTATGGTCTTATGCAAGTAAATCTTACAGCGCATAAGGACAGGATTAAAAAATATGGATGGACTGAAGAAGATATGTCTGATCCTTACAAAAACATGATGATAGCTAGTGATTACCTGGCGGAACTGTTCAATGAATATGAAGATGTTGGCAAGGTGTTGATTGTCTATAACGGCAATACAAGTGCGCTTCCGGCGTATGAGAAATACGGAAAACTATCTTCATATTCAAAAAATATTCTTAAAAAAGCCTGGGAGCTGGAAGAACTACATCACAAACATGAGTTGACAAAATGAAAAAATCTTATCTTACAGGATTATCTTTTATTTGTTTTTTATTGGCGAGTTCCTTGGCGGACTCACCTAATATTTATCCTAGTTTAGTTATTGGTGCCATAGGGGGCGTAATTTTGGGTGCCAATTTACTAATAAAAAAATAATTGAAGAAAGGAGAGGGGGAAACATGGATAGTCTATACGAGCTGACTAACGACTATTTGACACTAATGGAATATGCCGATAGCACAGATCCGGATGATGAACAGGTATTTATTGATACTCTTGACGGTTTAGTAGGAACCATTGAGAACAAAATAGATAACTGCGCAGCCGTAATGAGTCATATGGAAGCACACAAGAATATGCTTGAAAAAGAAATTGAACGTCTACAGGCTAAGCGCACTGCCATTGACAACAACCAGGAGCGTATCAAACGCAGTATTTATATGGCTATGGTAGCAATGAATAAGCGCAAAATATCAACGGATTTGCATACATTCTCAATAAGAGGCGCCGGCGGAAAAAAGCCTTTGACAATTTGTGGCGAAGTTCCTGACAAGTACCAGAAGGTTGTATATGAACCTGACAAGGCACTGATCCGTAAAGAGCTTGAAGCTGGCAAAGAGCTGGATTTTGCTTTTTTGGCTGATCGTGGAGAATATTTGCACATTGACTAGGAGGGTTAAATATGGCAATTCCGGTACTTTTAATTGGTAAATCAGGATCCGGCAAAAGCGCTTCACTCCGTAACTGCGTAGATAATAATGATTTTACTGTAATAAACGTCCTTGATAAGCCTTATCCATTTAAGGGCCACATTATAACTTTATCAACAGATGATTATGAGACAGTAAAAAAGGGGCTTTTACAGGCCAAGTCCAAGTCTCTAGTAATAGATGATGCGGGCTATCTTATTACTAACCAGTTTATGAACGGGCATAGTAACGCTGGCGCCGGTAATGCAGTTTTTTCTTTTTACAACAAGATTGGAGATCATTTTTGGGGACTAATTGAGTTTATTAAAAAATCTGTTCCTGAAAACAAGATTGTCTACGTCATAATGCACGAAGATACTGACGATTTTGGAAATATCAGGCCCAAAACTATAGGCAAGCTGCTTGATGAAAAAGTATGTATCGAAGGAATGTTTACTATCGTCCTTAGAAGCATAGTCCAGAACGGCAAGCACATATTTTTAACTGAGTCAGATGGTACAGACGTAGCTAAGACTCCAATAGGAATGTTTGAAACTACGGAAATAGACAATGATTTATTTGCTGTAGACAAGGCAATCAGAGATTATTACGAACTCGATAAGGAGATTAAGAAATGAAAGAATTTAGCGGATATGCAGATGCAAAGAAGGCAGCACAGTACGTGCCAGGAGAAAAACTTCCGGCAGGAGCGTATGTTTGTAAGATCCTTGGAGTGGCATTTGAACCAGGCAAGCCAACACAGAAAGATCCTAATGTTATTGGAAGCGATTCTCTTATTGTTCAGTTTGACATTGTTGAAGGCGAACACGCTGAGTTTTTCAAAAAGCAGTATGACGCTAACACTAGCGAAGATAGAAAGTTTAAGGGAAGAACGACAATCTATCTTCCTAAAGATAATGGAACTGAACAGGATGGTTGGACTAAGACAGCTTTTGCCAGATGGACTAATGCTTTAGAAGAGTCTAACAAGGGCTATACATGGGACTGGGACGAGAAAAAATGGAGAAACAAGCTCATAGGACTTGTTTTTGGTGAGACCGGTACAGTGATTGAAGGTAAGGAAGTCGTATATACCGAATTACGCTTCCCGGTATCAGTCGAAAAAGTAAGATCCGGGAAAGCTCCTGAAGCAAAATTCAAGGCTAAAAATGGCTACACCGGAAATGGCGCTAAACAGGAAGATGGACCTACAGATTTTATGAATATTCCTGATGGAATCCAGGAAGAACTTCCATTTAAGTAATTTTGTTTTCAGGGGGACAAAATTATGCAGCCATTTGAGATAGATAATTTGCTTGATTCAATGGTTATCTTGGTTGACAAGAGGGAACAGCCAACGAGCCGCGCCCAAAAGAGATATGACACTTTTGGTGTCCCGTATAAAAGATGCACTTTATCTTATGGCGACTATGCTTACAATGCAAAGCTGCCTAACGGAAAGTGGCTACTTGATGATGAATCTACAGTTAAGCCTTTAATGGCCTTAGAGCGAAAAATGAACCTTGATGAACTAGCCAGTTGCTTCACACATTCCAGAGATAGATTTAAGCGTGAATTTGAACGAGCTAAAGAGAATGGAGCGAGGATCTTCTTGATTGTAGAAAATGGCACTTGGGAAAATCTCTTAAAAGGTTCATATCGCAGTAAATTCAACAAAAATGCTTTTCTAGCTTCATTGGCTGCATGGATTGTCCGCTATGATCTTCAGATTATATTCTGCAAAGAAGAGATTTCCGGACGACTCATAAAAGAATTTTTATATCGCGACCTTAAAGACAGAGCTGAAAAAGGTCAATTTGATGATATGTTGAGGGACACATGACACAAGAATCTATAAAAGTTCTTACTAAAGAACAACTTTATGACAAGAATACCCTTCTTGAAATTTTTCAAGAAAAATACGAGTCCGACAAGGAATTATTACTGATAGCCTTAGAAACCCGCGCAGAAGAGCTTAGGTGTAAGACGGATATTAGCAAGCTCATTAAAGCATTCAAGCGTGATGCAAAAGAGATAGCCAGGAGCAACCACCAGAACAATATAACAATGTTCGGACATATTAATGGTGAATTGAATTGTGGCAACTGGATTGCAGACAATAACGGGATCCGTATATTGACGTTTTTAGGCGAAAAAATAGCTTGCTATCATCCGATCCTGCCTGTTGAGAGACTTTTTAATATCGAGACTAAGACTGAAAAAATAACTCTTGCATATCTCAGGGACGACGAATGGAAGGAAATAACTGTTGATAAGGGACTTATAGCTTCATCTACAAAAATAGTTAAATTAGCGGATTACGGTGTAGCTGTAACTTCTGAAAGTTCAAAGGCTATGGTCCAGTTTTTATGCGATATTGAAAACATGAACCAGATACCTATTAAAAATTCAACAAGTAAGTTCGGCTGGCATGGTGAAGAGTTTATTCCTTTTGACAGGAGCATTGTTTTTGATGATGAATCCAGGTTTAAGGAATTAACTGAGTCACTAAAAGAGCGTGGCAGCTATGATATATGGCTTGATATGGCAAGGAAGATCCGGAAAAACAAAAAACATTACGAGCCGCAACTATATATGGCTGCTAGCTTTGCCAGTGTGTTATTAAAAAAGCTCAATATGCTGCCGTTTATCGTTAATCTTTGGGGAAGTACCGGTAAAGGCAAGACGGTGGCCATGATGTTAGCAGCCTCTATATGGGCCAATCCTAGCGAGAATAAGTACATTACAGATAGTTACTCAACACAGAATGCCTTTGAGATTAGGCTTGATATTCTCAACCACCTTCCTTTGATGATGGATGATCTATCAAAAGTTAGGGATAAACTGAATGACAACTTCACAGATTTAATTTATCTCTTATGCTCCGGCAAAGGTAAGGACCGCAGTAATGTTGATCTTGGCTTGAATAAGATTAAGACCTGGCAATGTACTATTTTATCCAACATGGAGAGGCCACTTGCCGCAGAGACAATGCGCGGCGGTGCTATCAACAGGATTTTGGATTTTGAAATGCAAGACGGATATATTTTTGAGTCCGGAAATGCAGTTGTAGAAATTCTATCTGACAATTATGGTTTTGCCGGTCCTAAATTTGTTGACTACCTGAAGGGTATTCCATATGAAACACTTCAAATTAAACGTAGAGAATTTGAGAAGTTGATTAAAGAAGAGGCAGAAAAACAAGGTTCTGTCAAAGAGGAAAAACAAATACTTCCGTTGTCTGTCCTTCTTTTAGCCGACAAAATAGCTACGGATTTAATTTTTGATGATGGTATTTACCTGGATATTCCTACAATGGTAGCTAATCTTAAGGACGTCAACGAAGTATCTGAGGGTAGAAGGGCTTACGATACCATTATCGACTATGTAAAAGTTAATATTAACCGTTTTTCTGAAGTTAATAACAATGGCGAATGCTGGGGCTTTATTGAGGATTATTACGTCAATATTAATCCAGCAGTATTAAAAAATATTGCTTCTAAAGAAAATTTTTCGGTTAAAGCATTTTGTTCATGGGCCAAAAAAGAAAATCTTCTTAAGAGCAATAATGACAGGAGCCAAAATTTAATTACCAGAAATAAGCGCACAACTAGATATTACACAATTAGACTTGAACCGGAGGGAAAAGGGCCTGAAACCCTTGAAAATACTGACGAAGATGGATTTCAGGACGCTACTCAGATGGAATTACCATTTGAGTAAAAATTACACAATTACACAAATTACCACCGAAAACAAGACCCCTATTAATAGAAAATAAAAAAATCGAAATTTTCATTTTTTTATACTCTACACGTATCATTGAAGTTCGTGTAATTTGTGTAATTTGTGTAAATGAACAGTGTTTATCTGCGTTTGGCGGATTTTAAAATGTGTAACTCATGTGTAATTTGTGTAATTTTTGAGGTCAAAAATGAATAAGAATGAATTTATTGAACAAGTTCAAAAGCCGTATCAAGATTTATGGAAATGTTTAGTGATCGTTCAACAAGCTTGTGTCAATGATTCACAAGAATATTGGGATATGTATATGCGCGAGGCTGAACGATATTTAAAAAAATATCCGGGGAATCCATTTGCATACCGCTGTGGAAGATTTCTTCTTGATTGTGCAGATGATATTAAAAAATTGAATGAGGGGGAAAATTAAATGAGGGGGTATAGAACACCAAGCAAAAGATCACCGTACTATGTTGATCCACCATTATATGTTCATGCAATAATTTGGTGTAAATGTTATCCGATATGGAAAAAAGAGCTGCAAACTTTGTCAGATAGCAGCAAGGGTATTGATTATTCAAAGGAAAAAGTTCAATCAAATTCAGATTATGACGCTACGGCTGAAATTGCCATGAAGCGGCTGGAATTGGAACACAAAATAAATCTCCTGGAAACAACAGCACGTATTGTTATGCCAGATGCACCGGAATACATGATTAGAGGCGTGACAGAAGATGTGACTCCTGAAGAGCTGATAAGGGCCGGTATGCCTTATTGTAAAAATCTTTTTTACTTAAGGCGCCAGAAATTATTCTATCTCTTATCGAAAAGGATTTAGCTATGGGAAGGAAGAAAAAATGTCCTTATGATTGTTTTTCCTGTCCTTATGAGGATTGTATTTCAGGAAGTGACGCAAAGATTAACAAGAAAGATTTTCAGAAACAGTATCAAAAAGAATATCGCGAAAAAAATGAGGATCATGTTAAAGAGCTTCAAAGGCAATGGGCCATTAACAACCGGGAAGCTATCAGCCTTAAAAATCGTCAAAGATGGCAGATGATAGCCAACAAAAAACGCGACACTTGTTGTCAATGCGGAACAAAATATCGGAAATCACGCCAAGTAATCAAGTACCGCAAAAAATATTTTTGTTCCTTTGATTGCCTGGGTAAATACATGGTGGAAGAAGCAAAGTCAAAAGAGCTGCTTAAGTTTGAAACCTATATAGCAAAGGGGGAAACATGGGAAGAAAAAACAATGTTGCTGAAATGACTATATACGAGCAGATAGACCGCATTAGAAATCAAGTGTGTAGTTATGCTTGCAAGTACATGGATCATGCTGAAACCGAAGCTATGAAGTATGTTGATGATTTTGAAAAACGGTGCGAGATTCAGGGCGAATTATACGAAAAATGCGAAGATTGCCCGTTTAAATTACTTGGTGAAGCATGAAGTTATTTGTTAAATATTCAAACAAGCCGCCTTATCTTCCGGAAGCTGTAGCGGATAGCAAGACAGAGTTGGCTAAAATGCTGGGGATGTCCGTAGACAGTGTTATGTCTAGTTATTCTCACAAACGAAAAACTTTTATTGAATTGGAGATTGAAGAGAATGCTGAAGATAGGTGACACAATTAAATGTTCAGATGTTCAAGACATGGTTAATCATATGGAACTACTAGCAACAATGGGAATTGAAACAGATTTTTTGTATGAAAAAGATTCAGAGAAAGGATATTGGCTAGTTATTACGAATATCGAACGATAATGAAATTGCTTTACATGATACTGATACTTATTTTGCTATGGCTGTATAGGAGGGATTACAGATGAAATCATGCAAAAGAGAAATATCAAAAGAAATTTATGATCGAGCTGTAGCCAACGGAGGAATTATCACAGGTGATGATTATAAAAAAGTATTCACACCTCAAGAGTATTTAGGCTACGGTGTCTATTCTCAGAGAGTTATCAAAGAAAATGATAAATACTATGCGCAATACGATATTGGTGATACTTGCGACTGAGAGGTAATCAATAACAATGAATAAACTATTAGAGTATTTAGGAGGATTTATATTATTACTTCTATATATCTTTGCAATAATATGGCTTGGATTTAATATGTTTTGAATTGTTATTGAATTGTTTGCTAATTAGCGAGAAATCGCTTTTTAGATATATCTACCCTGGATAATAAAATTTTAAGGAGGTTATACCCCAACTAAATATACCTCAATCCAGGGTAGATATTATAAATATATAAATCAAAAGGAAATAAAGGGAAAAATGACAAACGGAGAAAAATTCAAAGAAGTATTTAAAATATCTCAGGTTGAGGAGGGTGAATTATATGCTTTTGTATGGTTGCCTAATCATGATGCGGCAGAAATAAGTATAGATTGGTGGAACGCAGAGTATACAAAGCAAACTACTAAGAATGATCCAGCACATAACTTATGCGATTCCTGTATAAATTACAGATGCGAATTTCAATCTGGCATTGTTAGGACGAAATGTGCTTTTTATATGCCACCGCACATAGAACCGGATAATTTAGCAGTTGATAAAGAACAGTTAAAGACCATGATTAGAGGCTTAACAAAGTGGTATGTAAAAAGGGATAACACAGAAATAGGAGAACCAAATACCGCAGTAGGTTTGCTTTATGATGATGTGATGTTCGGCATTGATAGATTACCCTCAGCAACACCACAAGAGCCAAGATGGATCCCTGTTAGTGAGA